ATCGAGCCCGATATCGATTGATGTTCCATCGGATGAGGGCGATTTGGTTTTTGGATGTGCCTGCGGGGAGACGGTGGATAGTTTATCGCCGGGAAGCGGGCAGACTGATTACTGGAATGATAGTGTATCTTCAAATACTTATGCAGCGGGATGTACGAAAGCTGGTGAGGCATCTACAACGGAGATTTCTTATACATTGGGGAATCAGGATCATACTGTTTTGGCGGGGGTGGCGATTAAGCCGGCAGCCGCAGGCGGCGGGCAGCCGATGAGTTTAAGAGGAAAACAAATACCTTTTTTGAGGAGTTGGTAAATGGCAGCAAGTGATGCAAAACCTTATCCGAAAAAGAATGAAGCTTATCGGGTGACTTTCCCGATTTTTGACGAGGATGGGGACCTGGTGAGCGGCGCAGCCGGTTTGGATTCTGAGATCAGCAAGGATGGCGGCACTTTCGTGGACTGCACGAATGAGGCGACGGAGATTGCCACATCATCGGGGATGTATTATCTGGATTTGACAGCCACGGAGATGAACGCTGACACGGTAACGATCATCGTCAAGACTTCTACCAGCGGGGCGAAGACGACGCCGATTGTGCTGTACCCGGTGGAGGACGGGGATATACCGGTGGATGTGCGGCAGTGGATGGGATCAGCGCCGAACAGCCTGCAATCGGGGCGGGTGGATAGTTATCTCGGGGCTAAGGATAGCGTGGTAGGTTTATCCACTCAGGAAAAAGCGGATGCGAATGCCGAAATGGATACAGCGTTGGCGGATTATGACGGGCCGACAAAGGCGGAGTTGGATAGCGCACAAGCGGCCATACAAAGCGATATTGCCGGTATAAGCTTCGACCCGGTAGAAATTGATGAGTATGTGCATTGGGACAATGTGAACGGCAATGATGCAAATGACGGTTTGCCGGGATCGCCGGTGGAGACGTGGAGCCGGGTTTATGCCTTGCTGGGCAGCAGAAATTTACGGAAAGTGTTTATCCTCGCTTCCGGGACTGATTATATAATTGCAGACCATTTAACAGGTATTGAAATCAGAACCGCTTCGATGTATCAGCGGGTAAATCTTGGAAACAGAACTTACATAAAATGCGAGTTTTTCAGTTTGACCCCGGTTGGCGCATGGGGTTCAAATTCCGAGAATAATAACGTTTTTTACAATTGCAATATCGACGGGAGCCAATTTTATCATCGGGCCACTTATGTGAAATGCCTGCTATCGGGAACGATTAAAATCGATGGGGATTTTGCCAGAATACAGTTTATTGATTGCCGACAGATTAATTATGACAATGGTGGCTATGTTGTAATAGAGAGTAATTTTTACAACAATATTTACCTGGAGATTTATAATTTTATCGGAAGATTAAAAATTGGAAAAATTGGCAATGGCGGCAGAGATATTCCGGTAGATATAAGAGGTGAATTGGTTCTTGAAAGCACCATCACCGGTGGTGACTGGAAAATATCGGGGATTGGCAAATTTACCGATAATTCAGCGGGGGCTGCCACGATTGATACCAGCGCTTTTATTGATGTCGAAGGAGGCATTGTTTCCAAGAGCCTGGCTGCCCAGGCCCAAACCGACGTGGAAAACGCGGCTACCAATGCCCTTAATGCTTATGATCCGCCAACGAAAGCGGAGCTTGACACGGCGGAGAGCAATATCCGGGGAGCGGACAGCGATACCTTAAAAACGCTTTCAGATCAGATAGACGGGGTTTCGACTTTTGACCCGGCAACTGAAACGGTCGATGTCGGGAAGCTGGGCGGTGATGCGGCGCTGCTGACGCGGTTGAAAGAGTCAGTGGGTACGATCATCAAGGGAACGGCGCAGAGCGGTACGTTGAGCACGTCGGAGATGACCACAGACCTGACAGAAGCCACAAACGACCACTATAACGATAGAATTATCATTTGGATTACGGGAACGCTGACGGGCCAGGCGGCGCAGATTATGGATTATGATGGCACGGCAAAGAAATTAACGTTTACGCCGGTGACGGAGGCGCCGTTGGCGGGGGATGAATTTATAATTGTGTGAGGGATTTACAACCCCCTTAATCCCCCTTTTTTAAGGGGGAAAATGGAGGGGGGGAATTGAAGATGCGATGGCTATTACACAACTTTATCCGAATGCGCTCCCTGGGCGGGCGCGGGCGTTTGACGCCAAGGACTTCGTTGTTGCGGTTCCGGCAGTTTTACTCACGTCGGCAGCAGCAGCGGAGCGGATGTTGTTTAATGCGGCAGTTGAGCAAATTTTATTTGCGATTCCGGGGTTTACTGCGATGGTTCTGGAAACTCTCGGAACAGAGCAGAAGATTTTATCAAACGCGGCGCAGACGTCAATTGAACTGGAAACTCCCGATTTAGGAGGCGTGACGGTGAAGCAGATTGAAATTCCTTACTATGATGATCCGTTGATTGTGGGCGACACGTTTTTGATGAAGCTGGATCCCGAGACATCGCTCTCCGGTGCGACATCACCAAAGGTGAATTATAAGAAACCAGACGGCACGATTGGAAGCTGGACCGGCACAATCAGCAATGACCAAATACAATATCAGCTTGAAAATGGTGATATAAATACTCCGGGAGATTGGACGTTCTGGCCGACGTGGGTTGATTCAAACAGCCGGGATAAGAAGGGGCGGGCGATGAAGGTGGCGTTTCGGATGGAGGGGACGGCATGACCCTTCGACTTCGCTCAGGGCAGGATTACAAGAGATCAAGATTTCAAGAATGATATACAACCCCCTAACCCCCTTTTTTAAGGGGGAATACTCGGTGGATGCTGGGGAAGGATTGCCGGATGGCGAGACCGAAGTTTGAAGTAACCGAAAGTCATTTACAAGGCGCTTATGAGGCGGCGAAACAAGGATTGTCAGATAAAGAGATCGCGCGAGCGATTAAGGTTCCTTATGCGACGTTTAGGAAACATAAAGAGCAGTTTATAGCATCCTTAAAAAAAGGGCGTGAGGAAGGAATACCGGTTATCGTTGACGATCTTCAAAGCGCCTTGCTGAAGAAAGCATGCGGTTTTGAATACACGGAAGTTCAGGAAAAGAAAGACGGGAAAGGCAATGTCGTTGAAAAACGCACTACTAAAAAATATCAGCCACCGGATACTTTATCGCTTATTTTTGCTTTATGTAACTTTGAGCCTGCTCGCTTCCGCTCAGTTAATCGGGTACACGCAGCGTCAAACAATGAAAATGAGCCAACAGTCGAAGAACTTTTCTCAGAGATGGCAGAAACTACGCCCACATTATACGCAATCCCAGCTTCTAACGACCTCAATTAGATTTAAATTAGTTCCATCAGGACGACGGAGTGGTAAGACGGAGCTTGCGAAGCGGTTTCTGTGCATCATGGCGCGCACTGAGGCGAAGTTATACCAGCCGAGGCGCTATTTTGCAGCGGCTCCGACGCGGGACCAGGCGAAGAAGATATACTGGGATGACCTGAAGGAGCTAACGCGGCCATGGTGGCGTGATCAGCCGCGGGAAACCGATCTGATTATCTACATCCGTGGTGCTTATGCACGCACAGATGCGGAAATCCACGTGCTGGGCATGGATAAACCGGAACGGATCGAGGGGCAGCCGTGGGACGGGGGCATCTTAGATGAATACGGCAATATGAAAGAGAAAGCCTGGTTTGAGCACGTGAGGCCGGCATTGTCAGACCGTCAGGGCTGGTGCTGGCTGATCGGGGTGCCGGAAGGACGGAACCACTATTATGATCTGGCGCTGGATGCAGCAGGGGGAGTTTTACCAAAAACTGTTTCCGGGGAAGGAATATCGAGACTAAATGAGGCTGAACAGTTCGGTTATTTCCACTGGTTCAGCGCGGACATTTTGCCGGAACACGAGATCGAGAACGCCCGGCGACATCTTGATGAACGCACTTTCCGGCAAGAATACGAGGGGAGTTTTGAGGCGTATTACGGGCTGGCGTACTGGGCGTTCGGTGAGCACAATCTTGCTCGCGTCGAATATGATGTGAATGATTACGTTCATGTGGGAATGGATTTCAATGTGAACCCGATGACGGCGACATTGGGGCACATTGAAAAGAACCAGGTTTACCGACAATTCGGGGAAGTGTACCTGCCGAACTCGAACACCTATGAGATGCGGGATCATCTTCTGGAAAGTTTTCAGCGTCGGCAGGTGATTATTTATCCTGACAGTACAGGAAAGCGCGAAACATCGAACGCGCGGCAATCGGATTTGGCGATACTTCAGGGAGCGGGATTTACCATCCGGGCAAAGGAGAGCAATCCGTTGCAGAAAGACCGCGTCGCGACGGTGAATTCGATGTGCCGCGCAGCGGCGGGGAATGTGCGGTATTTTGTTAACCCCGGAAGTTGTCAATATACCATTCGGGATTTGCAGCTTAGAGAGAGATACGATGACGGACGCCTGGATAAAGACCAAGAAGAA